ACGTTGAGCGCCGCGCGCTGACCGGCGAGAAAAATCACGATTGTCATGGCAAAGTCTCCCATGACTGCAAAGCCGGCATTGATCGTCGGTCTTGTCCAGATCGTGAAGACAAAGAGCGCCGGAAGCAGAAAGCAGATGATCAGTGACAAGTTGTTCCCAAATATATGAGCTGCGGCTTTGCTCTTTGCATTATAGGCGATTGCCTTTTTTTCAAAACCGCTTTCCTCTTCAATCCGTTCCAGTTCCATTGCGTTCTTCCTTTCCGGTAGATTCGGAATCCCCTATTATTTTTCCAACCGCCGCTATTGCGGCGGCAATGGAAAAGCCTACGCAACAGGCGATGCAAACGGTTCCGAGGTCATGCAGAACCTGCAAAGAGTTGTAAAGCCATACCGATATTCCGGCAAGCAGTCCGGCGCCAAGCGCAAGCGCGACCCATCCGACAAGCCACCCGAGCCACTTCGCGATCGCCGGCACGATGACCTTTCTGCCGACTGCAACCACTATGCAAGCGATGAGAAGCAGACCAATCCCCGCCGATTTAGCCGGGCTGTATTCCTTCGCCCAGATCGGGAATTTCTCCAGAACAGCCCACATCGGGACGCCGATTCCAACGATGTACGATAGGATGTAACACGCTCTTTTAACCGTTACCGGCTTTTTCATCCGAGCCACCTCCAATCAGCCGCTTCGCGGCGGCGTATTTGGCGGCGATCTCGTCTTTTCTGGCATCGTTGATGCGGGAGCACTGCATCATTGCCGCAAGGGTGTCAGCGAGCAAGAGGATGGCGTCCGTTTCAGCCTTTCTCTGCGCGTCGGTCTCTGCCACCGCCGCGTCCCTCTCCGCGCTTGTTGATTCATGCGCCGCAAGCATTTCGGCGACGGCTTTGGTCATTTCCGCCACCGCTTCACGCATTTCCGCGGTATCCGCCGCGTATTGTTTGACGGCGTCCAGCGCCCTGCCGCTGTCCTCGTGGCTCGCCTTCGCAATCTCCACGCTGTTGTTATTAAGCGTAGCAAGCTGACGCATCAGACCGCGATTCTTGCGAATGTATACAAACGCGGCGACGATAGCGCCGATGCCAAAGATAGCCCATGATACCGCGTAGATGTTGCGCGTAACCCATGCCGCCACCTTATCCCATCCGGTCACGTTGTATCCTTCCAGCCCGGACAGAACCGACTCAATTTTTGCTTTGATGTACCTCACCTGCTCCGGTGAGGCATCCGCGAGGATGCTTTCAATCTCTTCCGCCGTCAGCGTCTTTGCCGACGTGTCGGTTTCGGCATCCGTGCCGGTTTCGGCATCCGTGCCGGTTTCGGCGCCGGATGCCGTTTCCAAGATTGATTCCGCAGGAGTTTCCGCGCCGGATCCCGCCTCTTCTGCCTGCACAGAGACGATGCAGGCGGAGAACGATAGAAGGATTACTGTCAGAAATGCGAACAGTTTGCTTTTTTTCATGGTTTTTATACCCCTTTCAAAAAATACTACCAAGAAGGTCGTTGTCAACTTTGGCGTCCGTGATTTCAATCTTTTGGCGAAGTTCCTCGATGCTTTCCTCGATTCGGATAATACGAGCGAGGATATCGACGACATCAGCGTCCGTCACATCCGGGACAATTCGTCCGGCTCTGACTTTGGCGAGCCTTACCGGGTACGTCTCCCCACCATCTTCCTCAAAGATGATCGGAACCGATCCGTCAACCGGTATCGTTGGATTGATTCCGCCCGTTGACACGCGGTACCGAACCCCCGCGATATTAAGGTTTCCCCGAACGTCAGCCTCAGCGAAAATACCGGGCTGGTTCATCGCTGTAAACAAAGCTTCCTTTTTGGGGGCTTTCATTATTTCAAGCTTCAAAATTTCATTCTCCTTGCTCTGATTTTTCTCTAAAACTGTATTTTGTTTCCAGCTTTATCATAGATGTGAGCCGGGTGAATCATTCCGGCAGAAGATTTAACCCACAGCCTATCGCGGATCTGTATCCGGTTCCCATTCCTGTCAAACAGCGGAATCGGCTCCGGCTCTGCCTCCTTAACCGCCGCCACTGTTACGGACACAGCCCCGGTCGGGTCTGACAGCGTGAGCACCCCGGTAGCCTTATCCCACGTGTGCGACGCGCCAGTCACAGTCACCGCATCCGGCAAGCTGTACCCACTGTCCGCGGTTGCCGTCAGCGTCGCCGTGCCGCCTTCCGTGATGGTGGATGCACCGGAAATAGCGCACCCAAACGCCGCGACCGTGATGCTATATACGGTGGGTTCCGGATCTGGTTCTTCCGGCTTGGTGTATGTAAGATTGTTGCATTTAAGCCCCTGCGGCAGATAGTACCCGGAAATCCCCAGGGTATCGCAGATCAGATTCGCGAACTTAGGCGCAAGGTATATCTCGTTATACAGCGAATTCATGTGTCCGTAGGATACGGCTGAGGCGCTGTAATCGTAAACGTATTTCTCGGCGAACGCCGTGTCGCTCATCATCTTGTGCGCCGGGATCGTCTCGCCATCCACAAGGATGCTGTTGTCATCCAACCAGGAATTTGACGCGGTTGTGATCGTCCATCGGTTAAGGGCGGAATTGTAAGTGGCGGAACTTTGGAGTCCCCATGTTGCCCAGCTTAGCCAGTCGGCACCATACTTGCGACGGTAATCCTGTACGACGATATAGCGGGAGTTCGGCGGGTCAGAATACAGACGGCTGCTTGTTGCCGAGTTCTGCACATTATAGAAGATCGGCGATAGCACTACGACCTTGGCGAGCGGAGCCTGCCTGTGTGCTGTCTCGATCGCCTTTGAGACATAACGCGCATACGTGGATATATCGGTGGCGTCATATCCATCTTTTCCCATAACATTCTGCGCGTAAGTCAGCCGGTCGGTGAATTTAGCCATACTGGACTCCGTGAAGAATTTGCCGCGCGTTGATCCATAGGCTTCATCGCCGGAAGCTCCCGCCACCCGATAATTCCAGTCGTTGATCGACCCGTAAATCGTTATAATGTCCGCATCGTGCGGGCAATCCTCGAGGCGCAAGTAATACGGGGAGTTCCTGTACATCCCGGTTCCGCCTTGCGCGAACAGCGTTCCCACCAGATTTTTTCCGCCGTAGCAGTTTATCCCGCTCATAAGCGCCGGACGCTTCATGTTGTTCGTTACATTTGAAGAGTCATATTCAGCCCGTCCGGCTGCGTATTGACCGGATAGCATTTCCCACGCCTTGACCGCCTGCGAATAGTTGTTGAACCCGTCTGCTCCGTTTTGCTGAACGGATAAAAGCGAATCGCCGACACATACCCAGTTCAACCCATAGAATGCGTCAGAACCGTCTTTGGCAAACTCGTGCCGCGTCCCGACACGGAACACGCAAGCGCCGCCGGATGCGGTTACCGTGTCCCCTGCCTTGACTGTCAGCGTCTGCGGATTTATGCCAACGGATTCGCCGTTGACGGAAACCGTAACCGAAGCCCCTACAAAGGCGAGCGTTCCACCCGCAACGGACAGCACCTGCGCCGTGTTGCCTGCCTCGTCCGTCACCGTTACACCTGCGGATTCGGCAGAATAGGTTTTCCAGTGTTTTCTCGTTGCCGGCGCCGTAACCGTAACGGTCGCCGCCGCACGCTTTCCGCCATCCACGGTCACCGCCTCAACCGTTGCCGTGCCTTCACTGACTGCCGTCACGATTCCTTCTGCGTCCACAGTTGCTACCGCTTCATTGGACGATACGAACAGCACGCGGGATTCTGTCGCGCTTGCCGGAGACACAGTTGCCGCAAGGCTTGCCGTTTCGCCGAGACGGACGGTCAGAGAAGGCGAGGGAAGGGAAACAGAGGACACCTGCGCCGGCATGGCTGCCAGCTTAGTGTATTCCGTGTAGCCGCTTTTATAGGTCACTTCTGCCCGTGTCGCTCTTATACGTTCCGGCAGGCAGGAAGTGTCCACGCCGAGCTGCCGGCATAGATATTCACACACGACAGGCGCGTGGAATTGCTCGTGAAAATCGTCGTTCGGATGTCCGGGGCTTGCCCACCATCCGTAAGCGACGGTGAACAGGTCGGACGCGGTCGGGTCGGACGCAATGGAGTGGTCGGAGTTCGCCTGCCCGTAGGACAGCCCCCAGCCGGGGATAAAGTTCAGGTATGGATTTCCCTGCGACAGTACAGCCTGCCGATAATCCACATTGTTGCCGCTGTTGTCCGTGCCGACTCGATAGTCGGCGATGGTATCCACATATCCGGCGGGATATCCTTTCCCCGGATAGGTACCCCACAGTAGGTTCAGCCACTCGTGGTTCGCGCGGTTCGCCATCTCCCAAAGCAGGTACTGCACGTTTTTCCACATGAAGTTGCCTTCTCCATTGTTCCGACACCAGCCTCCGGACACAAAACGGATTTTGGCAAACGGTGCGCGCTTGCGAATAATGTGCACCGCCTCGTTGATGTATGCCGCATATGTTCGCTTTTTCGGCGTTCCGTCGATGCCGGTCAGGGTTTCGGTCAGCGGGCAATCCTTCAGCACGCTTGCGGTGAGCTTTCTGCCTCCGTATAGGTATTTGTCGGAAACACCCGCCTTCCATACGGGTTTCCCGTCTGCGTCCAGACAAATCGGAATGCGCCCGAAAGTCGGTTGCCCGTACCACGCGTCTGTTGTGTCGCACTCCGTGTTTTTGGCAATATAAGCGCCGATTATCTGGTCATTGTATGAACCCCACAACGTCACGATATCCGCATCGTGCGGTACGTTCGCCGCACGATTGGAAACGATGTTGCCGGAACCGTAAACCGTGCCGCCGCCTTTGTAGAATCCGCACCCGCCTTTTGAAAGATATGTGACTTGAAGCCCTGTCCTGTCCGCGATAACCTTACTGTACTTGTAGTCGCCTTTTATTCCGGAAGAAGTAGAGGACGCGCCATGCAGGGCAACATCACCAAGAGAGTCGGACATATCCGCCCAATGGTAGATAGACAGCGGCTTGTCCTGCGAATAGTCCCAGTCGATTTTGACTTGAAACACGCAAGCGCCGCCGGATGCGGTCACGCTGTCGCCTGCCTGTACCGTCATCGTCTGCGGATTTTTGCCGACGAATTCGCCGTTTACGGAAACCGTGACAGCTCCGCCGTCCGTGTCGGGCACGTAGCGCGGGGAAACCGTCTGCCTGCCCGCTCTGTAGCCTATCGTGGCGGGATGTGTTCCCGCCGCGTATGTAACAAATGCCGTCATACGCTTTCAACCGTCACATAGTAGGACGGAGAGATGCCGTCTTTGTCAAACATAAACCGCGCATTGAAATTCGGAAGAGACTCGCTCATGTAGGTGGTTGGAATCTCTACTTTCGTCACCTTCCCGCCGGAAATTATAACAGTCGCGTAATTATTATCCGTAAAATTCCGCCAACCCGATTCGCTGTTTCGATTGTTGACCACACGAACCGATCCTTCCCAGTTGCCAGATGCGTTTTTGGTAAGATTGCAGTTGTACAAGTTGTTAACATTTGCTTGACTTATCAAGGCGTCATTCATGGCAATGGTTATCTTGTTTATGTCGCCCGTCAGCGCGGTGTCCTGCGAAACGGTCAGCGTTCTTTGCCAAGCACCCGTGCTGTTCGACCCTGTTCCGGCGGAGCTTGTTACCGCGGCGGCGCCCGCCACCGTCACCGAGAAGCTCGTTGTGAATCCTGCATACGTCCCCGCACCCGTGACCGTTATCGTGTTCGTCTGTCCCGCCGTCAGCGTTCCGGATAGTGTGTAGTCCGTTCCCTTAGTCAACGCTCCCGACGTGGTGCCGTCGGAGTATGTCGCCTTGACCACCTCGGTCAGCTGGGAAAGCGTCGTGCCAGCCGCGACCGTTCCGCCGGTATAGGTAGCGCTCAACCCGGTCAGCGTGGGAGCTGCCGCCTCCATAGTGACCGAAACGATTGCAGACTTTCCGCCGTAGCTTATAGTCATAGCCGACGTATTCCCGGCGGTTGGCATCGTCCCGCTTACCGTCGCGGAGCTGATAGCAGACGTCAGGTCTTTGGTCAGCGTACCGGTGTATCCGGTAAGCGTGTAGGTGCCGCTCATGGCGGTCAGATAACTCTTGATACCATCCGCCGAAGTCCCAGCCGGAACCGTGACAGCCGTCGGCGATACACCCAGCGCAGACAGCACCGGCTCACCGGCTACCGCCCCCACCGTCACTTTGGATAGATACTTCCCCGCGTCCGGCGTGACCGTCTGCGCCGAGGTGCCCGGCGTCACGCTCTTTTCCTGTACCTGCACCGCGCCAACCGTCACTTGTGAAAGCCCGTCGTAGCCGCTGTCCGGCGTGACCGTCTGCGCCGAGGTGCCCGGCGTCACACTCTTTGACTGCAAGGTAGGAGCTTCGCCGGACACCGCCACCGCCACCTTTGCAAAATTCGTGACGTCATACTCGCCGTTTGCTGTGACGGGTTTGGTGGCAGTCGGCGTGTCAATTACCTCGGATGCGTCCCGAAAAAGCGTCTCTCCGGAATCATCAGCAAGCGGAATAGCCACGGACGGGACGCCGTTGTATGTCGTCCCGTTAATCTTTATGTTTTTACTCATTTTTGCACCCCCTTATACAATATGCAGGATTCCGTCTGCCGTTTGCGTTGGCGCTTTGGCAAGTGCCAGAATGGTCAGCACTCCGTTTTCAAAGCGGATATTATCGCCCTGCGCCGGAGTGGTCGAAAGATGAACCGTCACATTGTCGCCGTCCGCACATCCGGAAACGGAAAGAGCGTACCCGTCTGTATCGCTTCCGGTAACGATGTATCCGGTTCCAGCCGTCAGCGTCTCGCCGTTTTTGGTCACGGTAAACACGCCGGACGAGGTGTATCCGCTTGCCACATTTACGACGAGCTCCAGCAGTCCGTTCGATATTTCAACGGTTCCGGAAGTCGATCCGCTCAGCTCCTCGATGCTGAATCCGTCACCGCTTTGCGTGACCGTAACCGTCGAAACGGGCACAACAGGTTTCAACGTAAACGTGGCGCTTGCAGTATTGACGGTGGTCAGAGTATTGCCGAAAGAGAACCGGCAGGACGGCGTATATCCATCATAGCTTTGGACGGCTTCAACTTCCGAATATTTTCCCTCAATGTTTACCTCTGACTTAAAGATGTCAGACCATTCACGCTTTGCCCAGCGTGTGCCGAACATATCGGAAATGGTTTTCACCTTCAACCGACCGGAAGATATAAGGCTTTTGAACGTCTTGCCTACCGGAAGCGACACGGTGCTACCTTCCAGCACTTCGCCGTCGAGGTAGAATACAGCGCCGGACATGGTGTATTTGGGAACCTCGTTGAGAAGTATCGTCGCGGAAAACTTGCCGTATCTGACCGTGACGATGGCATACAGCCCGGACACGCTGATATAGTCCTCGGAATTGGCGATCGTGTAGTCGGTCAGCTCCTCGGTTCGTGTCTGCACTCCGTCCCGCTTGTAGATAGCCCGCACGCTCATATAGTCCCGCATGTCGCCGTAAGTGGCGATAGGCGAGCCGGAGCCGAGATACACATCATAGACGCCAGCCGCTCCATTGGCGGGAAGCGTGCAGTGGTTGACTTCTATTCCTGCCAGAACTTCGGGCGACTTAATTACGGCGCCAACGCAGGATACCGACGCGTCGGCCGTCGGGGCGAATTTGATTACATACACGCCATCAGCTGCTCCGTTCTCGCCGGCATAGCCCGCCGGCGCTGTAATCGTGGCTCCGTCAGCTGGTCTCGCAGAAATATTGTCGGCTTTTGGCGTGAACGTAATCGAAACGCTTTTCCCGCGCTCGACAGGAGCAATGCCGCTCTCGTAGGTCTGACCTCCGATGGAGGCGGTCACGCCATCGAGCGCAAACGTGATGTACACATATTCCGGCTCTTCCGGCGCCGTAGCCCGCAATGCAGTCGTAAGCGATTCGCGAACCGTGTTGATGGCTTCCGCCTCGGTTTCCGTTGCCGCCACAATGGGGACGCTCTCCAGCATTGTCGCCAGATTGTCCCGGTTTGTCTGCGTCCAAAAGCACGATGTCAGAGTTGACAAACCAACCAGCACCACGGATGCCAGCACTTTGCCGGAGATCCCCCATGACAGCACATTCTTGACTAATTTCATCTCGTATCCCTCGATTCCTTGTATATCGTCCTTTAATGTGTCCGTAGTCACTACGTTGTCCGGAACAGATCCGGATCCGTTTTCCAGATCTTCAATCCTTGTTGCAAACTCGTTGTATTTGTTCGCAAACTGCGACAGAAGAACCGCCAGCGTTTTTAGACTGTACGAGGACAGGTCGCTCATGTCCTCCGGGTACGCGTCTACCACGCCGCGCTGCACGTAGTATGTGCCGGACAGCGTTGCCACTGTCTGCCCGTCCGCGCTGACAAACTGCAGTTGATACGTTCCGCCGCCCGGTTTTGACGCTGTGCCGGGAGGCATCCTGCCCGTCCAGACTCCGAGATCACCGCCAAACGATGGCGTGAGTATGACAGGATCAATGATCAGCATGGACGGCGGAGTAACCGCCACCGAGCACGTCCAGCCGGCATAATCCGGCGCAACGACTTGCACCGGAATTCCTCCAGATCCGCTCGGAAGGAAAGACGGTGAGGACCGTACCGTTCCGTCCGCATTTGCGTAGATTATCATTTGGGGATCCTCCTCTTGAAGTTTAAGTAAATATTCTTCGGCACAATACCGGAATTCTTGCCGATAAGGAAGTCATTGCCGCGCTTGATTGCCCACGATTTGAAGCCTTCCGGCGGTTCCACAGTCACACACGAGATGCGCCAGCCGTCCGAATCCGAAACGGCTCCCACGCTGTCAGCCTTTCCAAGTACTGTCTCGGTTCCGTTTGTCCCGGTCAGCGGGTTTATCTCCTCGGCGTAGTAGTACAGCACAGGCGACTCGGTTTCATCGACGGCGCGAACCGCCGAGCAGTGCGCCATCATCATGTCGCCAATAATGAATCCATCCCTTGTCATGGCGTGCAGCTGATACGACACATTGCCGATCTCGGCGGAATCCTTATACCATTTGAGCGGCTTCACGCCTGTGCTCGCCATTTCTGCGCCAAACGCGATAGACTTGCCGTCTGTGGCGGGGAAAGCGTGAGCACCAGCAATCACCCCGGTTGATGTTGCCGACGCGTACAAGGCGAATTTGAGCCGTTCTGCGGTTCCGTAGTACTTGTCGCCATACGGCACCGCCTGCGTCATACGGTATTGCTTTCCGCCCTTCGCCGACTGGTTCCCAGCGCTGTAGTTGTCTTGCATTCTGAAGGAGAAGCACACCGCGTTGCCGACTGACAGCGACATGACGGGACAGAGCACGTCCGCCGCGATTACTGCGCCAGCATCGTCTGTCGTTGTGACCGAAGCAAGCGACACACGCCGCGCTATCGTTCCGGTCACGCCGTCCAAAGCGTCCGCCACGGCTGCTTTAAGCTGTTCGGAGCATATTGTGTCCGCTTCGTCAGCTTCTGCATTTTCGGAAATATACACGAACTCATCCAGAACCGTGAACCGCTCAAGGCTGTCCGGTATCTCATATTGCCGAAACGCCGTCGGAAGCTCCACATAGGATCCCAGCTCGTTGTATCTCTTCACCGTGTCGATTTGAACCTCGCAATACGCTGGGTATATCCGCGATGTGACCACGGAGATGTACTGACCGTCAATCAGCTTGCCGGGTTCCGGAATGCTTCCGGCGTCCTTGAACAGCCACGCGCAGCTTCTCGATGCGCTCGGCAACATGGCAAGCTGTCCCCGCAGGTGCTCTCCCAGTGCCTTGGCGCTGAGCCTGTTCGCAGCTTGTCCGTCTGACAGGAATCCGCCGCCGCTCTTGGCATCCGGCTTGAAGGCGTGGATCCGCGCCGTGATGGTCGGGATGTATTCAACCCGGACGCATATGTCCGGATATGTCAGTTGCTTGAAGATATTCAGCGAGCACCCGGTAGCCGCTGTGCATACGTTGGCAATCGCGTAGTTTTGGAACGCGTTCAGGCTTGACGCCACCTCGTCGTTTGGCTTGTACCACGAACCGCTTATGTTCTGACCGCCGCGGGAGTAGTACAGCGCAAAGCACTTTGAATTCGGGTAATGCCCCGTATAGCTTGACAAGAGGTCATAGTCGGCTTTTTCAAAGACGTATGGCGTGATGTCTCCCTGATACGTTTTTCCATCGTACTGGAAGTAAACAAGCACACGGGACACGCTCTCGATTGGGTACGCCGTTTCGATGTGCGCGGTCCCCTCCTGAATCCGAGCCGTCTCGGACGCAGTGCGGAGCGATTTCCACCCCTTGCTGAACGGCTCGCATATTGTGCTCTGCGCGTCATTCTCCGCTGTGATAAGGTTTGCCGCCATCGTTTCAAGCCCGGAGGCATACGTGGAAATATCCCACGACGCCGATCCGGATACGCGCCGCCCCTTGCTTGTATCCGCGTTCTGATTTCCGCCAAGCTCGTCAAATTGCACTGCTATATATCCGACGCGCGGAACAAGCCGCGGTATTGCGTGGATGTACTTCCCGACTTCCCTCAAATTCTCCCATAGCGTGCGGGAATTTGCAAAGTGAAACTCCGGCGCTTCCTGCGAGAATACAGCTATCTTCCCAGCCTTAACCTCCAGCCGGTACCGTGGATCATCTCCGACGCGAAGCGGTTCGCATACCGTCAGCAATGTGTCCACCACCTTCCGCACGGTGTACGGGTCGCGCGCCACCGGATTGGCAACAACGGACACCTGCCACATGGCGCTGTAGTATTTTGAATCATTCCGGAAATGGTATCTGAAATAGTAAAACCCGGGTTCTGAAAGGTCAATTGCCTCCCGTTCTGTCGTCTGCGAGCTGTCGGATGTATAGACAAGATCCCCTGCTTGCTCCATGCTTGCCACGTCTTGCAGGCTTTCACTTTTGAAAACCTTAATATGCCAGTAGCTTGCTTCCGCATTTGCGCCATACCCGGCAAGAGTGTTTTTCAAAATATCCGAAATCGCCGGAACGGCTATCGCGCCGCCGCCTTTAAGGATAGGCGAGGAAAACGCCGATGATGTGTCTGAACCTATCAGCGTCCCGTCCGTCCCCAATGCGGTGTCCTCTTCCCACAGGTACACCGTCACATCGGTCTGACCGTCTGAATAATCCGGAATTTTCGGGCGGGTGAAGGCTTTCGCCTCCATGATCAAGCGCTCTGCCTCTTTGGTGTATTCGATAAACGTCACCGTGTGCGAATACAGACCGGCGCCGAACACTTCAAGAACCTCATCGCCTGCCACTTTGTACGCCGTATCCACGCCGTTGACGGTAAGCACTGCGTCTGTCATTGGCTCAAACGGCTCCGACCTCTTCATATTGTGCAACGACACCTGCGCGCTGTCCAGCGTGTCGTTGAGCGTATTCTGAACGGTTAAAGGAATGGTGGCAAATTTGGTGAAATCCTGCCCGCCTATTGACACGCGCACCTTGTTCACTGCCTTGCCCCCCTGCTTCTGTTTGATATGGCGCCGATCCGGCTCTTCTTGTTTGCAAGCGTTTCGGCTTCAAGCGCTTTCCGATCCTGTATCGCCACCGCGTTCTGCATCGCGGAAATAGCTGTCTGCAGGATTTGCGCGCCTGCAACGACTGCCGCCGCCGGCAATCCTCCGACAACAGCCGCCATGCCTATCGAGTATGCGGACGATGCCGCACTGCTGAATATCTGGGCGCGTTGCTGTAGCTCCGTGGAGCCGGTCGAAAATTCAATGCGGGAAATAGTAAACGCAACCGCTTGGTTGACATAAGGCTCTACCGCTTTGACTGCGATCAGAGCGGTTGCCAGCTTCCCGGTTGATGCGCTTCGCTCCGCACTTCCTTGGCTTAGCGGAGTTCCCGGTCTGGCGGCGGTCTGTTCAGACGCTCCGGCTACCGTCTCGGTTCCGCTTCCCGTCTCGTCGCGGATTGTTACGCTGTATTTAATATCAGCCATTCCTATCGTACTCCAATATCGTTCCTGCCTGCGTCACCTTGCCGGAAAGGATGCCCTCTATCTTGGTGCCCTTTGTTATGCCATAATATCCGATGTCCCTGTCAATCGGGATCATATCGGTGCCGTCTACCATGTACAGCCTTCCGCCCTGTATCTCTGTGCCGCCATTCGTGGTCTTGACCATGTCGGCGTCTGTGAGAACGCTGGTCGGGCTGTCCTTGGCTATGCGCAGTCTGCGCCCCGTCAGATCCACGCCTTCCGACATCGGCAAATAGTCCGGGCTTGCCATATGCGCGATGATATAGCCGGTGTGCGTGCCTTCTTCGGCATACCGATGCCACGCAAACACATCCACATGGCATCCGGTTCCGTCACCCCACAGCACCGTTCGCGGTATCCCGTCCGCGCTTACCGACTCAACGCGCTTTTCCGTCGTGAACGGCACCCACCATGACGGGATTCGGGACGCTTCCGGCACAGCCTCAACCATGGAGATTGTAAGCCCTACGTTGAGCGGAGGCTGAGCGGTCGTCACGATGTTGCCGCAGGTCATGAGGTATGCGGTTATTTCCCCGTTATTGTCAATTTCCACAGCGTGAGCAATTCCGCGTGACGCCTCCGCGCATTCTCTTCGTAGCACGCCGACAATCCCGTCGGTGAGCCATGGAACGGTTATATCGACTCCATACGCCTCAAGCTGAACGCCCACGCGCCCGACCATATCATCACCGGCGTATGTGTTGGACGTTTTAGTACGTGTCTGCGTGACAGACAGAGACGGAACGGGGAACCCGTCAATGGTCACCTTGACAGCGTAGGAGGACACGCCGCCTTCAACGATGCTGTACGTTATCGACTGATAAACCGGGACAGTGTAGTCCATCATGTTGTCCCGAATCTCTTCTCCAATATAGCATGTCTCGGTGTTGTACGTGTATGTATATCCGTCTATCGTTCCGGTCGTGCCGTTAAGGCGCACAGCGGTATCGTTGAGCCGTTGGCGCACCTCGTCAATCTTGTCCGGGCGGCATAGCACCGTTATATTTGCCGTCACTGTCCCAACAAAAGCACCTTTGACCGGAGTCAGCTGAGCGGGCGTTGTGGCGAACAGCCCGAAAACCGGATACACTAGCGTGTTCTTTTCACGATGCGCTCTTTGGGCATCCTGCAGCTCTCCGTAGTCGTGGAAAAGGGTGTACCCAGTCTCCACCTCGTATAGCTCTCTGAGCTTATCAAAGTCAAGCATCGGGCGCACCCTCCTTCTTTACATCCCCGCCGACAATGCGGGCGATCTCTTTCACTTGCGCGTCTATCGCGTCGTCCCAGTAATGATAAGTGCGGTTTGGCTTTATAACCACGTTTCCGTTCCTGTCCGTTCGTTTCCTGCTTTTCATGTAGTTCACGTAAACGAAGTACGGGGCAATTCCGTCCCGGCTTTCCGGCTTGTGATATCCGCGTGTATTGACATATATCCGCACCGCTTGGGCGGATAGTGGCTCATACCTTGTGGCGTTATACGCGAGGTTTCCGGTGTCCTTCGGCGTGACTCGCTTGAGATTCGCCGCCATCGTCCTCGCTATCCGCAGGAAGTCCGACCGCCTCATACTCTCGCCCCCGTCGGATTGTATACCTGCTGGATCTGCAGCGTCTGCGTCACAGGTGGACGGCGGTTTACAGCCGCCGCCATGCCTGTGCGCGGCGTCGCCGTGACGGTGTTGATTCTCCACAGCGTATCGTCAATCAAGACATACCCGTCCGGGAGGAACCGTATCGGCGACGTCGTTTCTATGCTTTTCTGCGCGTTCCGCTCCTTGACATTCGGGATCACATTGTCCACGCTGTCAAAGCGCGGAGCCTCGCGGTACCCAAATCGCTCGCCCGGTTCATCCATTGGAAGCGTTGGCTCGCTTTTGAAATACAGGGCGGTGAATGGTTCCCGGCTTTTTGCCCGCAAAAACTCGTACATCAGTATCCCTCCCGGTCGTAGTCCGGCGTAATGTCTCGCCCGGAGCGGTATCCGAGGTTGATGACTCCGGAGGACACGAGCAAGTCAAGCGCCATCGGCGCTATGCGCGCCTGGTCAAGCCTTTCCCGGTCTACCGACTGATACGCTACGGCATCGACCCCGGCATATGCAGAAGGATCCCCGTTCTGCAGTATGTAAACCACCTGTTCCGACATGGCATCGCGCAAGGTGTCGCGGAAGTTCCGCGAAAGTGCCAATTCGCGCTCTTTGCCGAACCGGTACGGCGTGGTGCTGTACACTGCGCCATATATTTGGTCGGATACGCGGCGCAGGAATATCCCGGGGTTGCGCCCGCGGTCGGCAGCGTTCCCGCTCGCAAGCTGGGAGTCCAGATCTATGCCCAACTCGTTAAGGACGTACTCGGGCGTGAGCCGGTACCTGTGGCGCGTCGCGTCATAGTCCATTTGCCCGTCGCTGTACGGGCGGTATACGTCTGCCATGCTTGCCTCCTTAGCCTGCGGCTGTCTTTCTGCGCACGCGCACGAGCGCGGAATTGGTGACCTTGAATCCGGTGTTGACCTCTTCCTGCGCCAGCACGCCGAGGAAGTCCTTGCCTCCGTCAATGACGCGCATCACGTTGAGGTTGTCAATGACCGAGAAGGCTTCCGGATTGTACATGATGAAATCGACATCGGCGAGATCTGTCTGGGCGACGGTCTTCAGCGTGCCGGTGCTGTCGTAGTACTTGGAAGCAGACGCGATGGACAGCATATTGCACTCGATGATGTGGAAGTCGAGGTAGTCGATAACCCGCGCGTTGCTGTTGATCAGCTTGTCGTTGTAGGCGGGCGTGAACTTCCCGAACGCTTCCCGGACGAACTGTTCGACAAAGCGAGGTGCGGCAAGAACGACGCGAGCCGAAGAAGCTGCCGCCTCGGATGCGGCAGTGCGCTCCTTGGCGAGCGCGTCAAGCGCCGAAACGTTCCCGGAAGCGGATCCGATCACGCCGGAGTTGGCAGACCTCGTGCCCTCGGTGATAAGGCATCCGAGCGCAGACAGGTCGCGACCCTGGCGCACCTTCTGCGTCACGCGAGTCAAGAGCGCTTCTTCGGCAGATGCAGAAATCGCGTTAAGCTGAACCTGATACAGCTTGTCCGATTCCTGATAGTTGTTATTTAGCAAGATCGGGATGATCGAGTCGCTTGCGACCGTGTGAGTGAAGTCACGACCGGGCGCTCCCGGTACAGTGGGAGCACCGTCCGCAAACTTATGTACGTAGATAGCCCCGGCGGGCCCGTCCTGATACTTGTCTGTGTACGTCACGCCCGGCATCAGAACGGTGTCTCGGTAGAGGTTAAACTCAAAAATCCGCGCATAGACCTCGTCGATATTCATGTTTCCGTATTTGATCGACATTGTGTTTTTCCTTTCTGATTTTTAGCCTCTCGGCTTATAAAAGGGATCGTCTTTGTACTTTTGATCGATGTATGCCTCGAGTTCATTCCTGGGAAGTTTCCCACCCTGCGGTGCCGGCATGATGATCCTCGGCTTCTCGACAAAGTACTCCGATTCGTGCCCCTTGACAATACCGGCATAGATGTCCGCATCGGTCTTGTCCTTGTTTCCTGCATCGCTGAGCGCCGCCGCAAAATCGCGCCGCACACCTTTTTCGGTGTATTCGTTCGCAAATTTGGCGCCGCCAACGACTGCCGCGAATCTGTCGCCCAACTCTCTGTCCGCCTTGTACGCGCGCAATTCGTCACGCTCAGCCGCTACGGCGTCATAGTCGGCGTGCGCAGTTCCTGACGCGCGGGCGTCGTCACGCTCTTGCGTCAATGCGGCGCGTTCCTGCTGCCATGCGGTCGTGTCTCGACCATGCACCGCCATGATCTGGTCGATTCGTGCCGCCGCGTCAAGCTCGGCGTTGTTCAGGATGGCTTCAATTTCGCTTCTTTTCATAAGTTCCTCCATCGGCTACGCTTTTAACGGGGTCGCGTCCCTTGCCTTGGTAGTTTAACGACATTCCGGTCATATTTTTATATCTTGACATCGGGGTTCACGCTGACATCCTTGATATCGCGCTTGCCCCGGGCTGTCCGTGTGTAAAGCGCCTCGCCTTGCATTATCGAAAGGCGCTCTGGAACAACCGGGATGTTGTTCTTTTTCGAAAATGCTATGTATCTTTTTTTCAAAGCAGCCGCCTTGCCGTAGCACGATCGCGCCACCTTGTCCAGTCCGACGTTGTTGTTTTTGCCTGCCAAAATCTCCCAGTATGTTCCTTTTTCTTTCTGAAACCGGATTTCGCGCTCCATCGCGCGTTGCCGCTCTTCAAGCGCTCGCTGTGTCGCCACCACGTCAGCCGGTATCGTCTCAACAAGCTGCCCGTCTTGATACGGCGTCATGCTGTGCCGGCAATTATACGCGAATAGACCTGCCTGATACGTTCGCCCGGTGCGCTTGCTCGTGTACGTCACATTGTCGGCGGCGTCCTCAATAGGGATCACGTTCCGACCGTCCCGCACACCTCTGAATCCGTCCAGACTGTACACACGCCCTTGCCACCTTTGGCAACGCAATGAGCAGTTTGCGTGCGGCGCAACGTATACGGTTTTTACGCCCTGCTGTATCAGCCGAGCCTTTTCGCGGCGGTACGCATCGAAGCGCACCCCCATCTCCGTGTAAGCTCTTGGGTTTACATTTGCGACAAAGTTCCGACTCTCTTTGATCTTTTGGAAATCCTGCATCCATGCCCGCGTCTGCTCGTGGACGTCCTTGTAGTACGTCTGCGCGGGCGTCGCCCGGTTATAAGCGAAGTCCGGAAGATCTGCGGTCGGCTCTCCGCTTGCCGGCTTGTACCGGTATTCGGCGGCGACTTTTCTGACTGTTTCCCTGTCGGTCGGTCGCAGGATGAGCTGCGCCGACTTTCCTATGTTGGCTTTCTGCGTCTCGGTCAGATTTCCGGTCGGCGCTACTGCCGCCGCAAACATGTAGGGCGTCAGATTGCCAATCGCGTTCCGCGTCATTGTCAGCACATCATCCGCCAGCGCGGTCAGCTCCTGCACATAGCCGGTCGCCTCTTCCGCTTGCGCTTCGCCGAATTCCTGCCGGAATTCCTCAACCTCTTTCCGGACGTGTTCCCGGATCTGCTCGTCGCTCTTGCTGTTGAGTACGGCGGACAGGATGTAGGCTTTTATTGCGATTTTGAGGTCGGCGGCTGTCTGTGCGCTCCAGTCCGGCAAGCTCTTCTTGTAAGCGTATCGTCCCATATCGTCAAATTATCGGCATACGGGTTTGCCGCTTCCTCCTCTATCCGCTTTTTTGCCGCCGCGAAGAATCCGGCGTCGAGTTCGATGCCGATGAAATCGCGCCCTTCACGGAGTGCCGCGCACCCGGTAGAGCCGGATCCCATAAAGCAGTCCAGCACCACGTCTTGGGGATTGCTTGACACGCGAACCAGCCGCCGCAGAAGCTCCACCGGCTTTTGGCATACATGCAGGCGCCCGTTACTGTTCGGCGGCGCGCATTTAATGAGCGCCTTGTGATTGCCGTCAACGTTGTGGGTGTACCGCAAGTCCTCATATTCGCGGCGCAAATCCTCATATTCGCGGCGCAAGTCCTCATATTCGCGGCGCAAATCCTCATATTCGCGGCGGAATCCGAACGGGACAAACACCTTTTGATATACATCCGCCGTCGGTATCTCGAACTGTGAATCTTTGAAATAGTGGCGGAACATGTTGGGGGGCTTCCCTGTCACGTGCGTGTAAAAGTCCATCAGCTCCCGCTCTGTCTTTCTCAACCGCTTAAGCTCCGATGCGTGCCACTCTTTGAGCGGTCGGAATAGCTCCGGGTTGCTGTATATCCGGTCAAGTCCTGTCTTGTCCCATTCTGTTCGGCTGGCTCCGCTCTTCACATAATGCAGGATATATTCGCAAGTGTTGAACCACGAGCGAAGCGCGGTGTGGCTTTCGGGGTTTCCGTTTTTCCACCGATTCGTTCGGTAGTTCACTTTATCCCATATCAGGAACGAAATGAGCGCAAAGTCTGTTTCTTTCCGAATCCGCTCCATGATTTCCGGGAGTTGATTCATGTCGTTGTGGAAAAAGTACATGACGCCTTGCGGCTTTAGCACGCGATGGGCTTGCACTATCCACCGCATCATGAAATCCGGATAATCTTTGATGCAGTCCCATTCCTCCGTGCGCGCCTTCCCGTTCTTGGTTCTTTTGACTTTGATGTTGTACGGCGGATCCGTCAGGATAAGGTCAACAGAACCGTCCGGCATCTGCTCCATTGCGCTGATGCAATCCCCGTGTATCAGCTGCATCACTCGTCACCCTCCGCGGGGAACATGGACATCAGCGGATCCGGCTTTTCGGCGCGGATCTTCTCGACCGCCTCCTGCGCTTCGTCAATGCTTTCGTTTGGGTAGACCTCCTGCCGATATTCGGCGTCTGATATCACGCCGGAGGAGTGCGCCTGCGACATCATTGCAAAGTGCTCATCCTTGGCGGTCTCCATACCGTCACCCCAAGTGATTGACGGCTTATAATTTCCGACCGCGTGACCGATCGCGGACAGCTGAACGGATATGGCATATGCTACGGCATCAACCGCACGCTCCACGCTCTCCTGAATACGGTCAACCATGCAGAGCGTGTCGTACATCGTTCGCCGGACTTGCGTCGCCGTTGCCTGCGCGGTTTCCACGGGTGTTAGAATGCCGGACGATGTCCCGACCTGACGTTCCAACCGCCCGAACAAGTCCAGCAGTCTTGCACGATATGCATCCCCCCGAATGTCCGGGGAAAACACGGAGAACAAGTCGGACTGATCCGCTCCGAGCTTCCCGATTGCGTTGTACCGGATGTATCGCGGCGGCAAGGCGGAAGTGTCAACACCGCCGGCAAATCCAGTGACAGGATCAAGCGCGGGCGCCGCAAGGCTTTGGTTGACGCCAAGAACCGACACCGTGTTGCTGTATTCTGTTTCATATTGCCGGATGCAGTCAAGGATCTCTTTGACGGTGGACTCGCACCCGTACAGTATGCCGGCACCGGCAGGCTTGGACGGTAGCCTGTTGTCCCGCGGGCTGTCCACGAATCCAAAGAGCGGCGCGTCTACGCCCGCGAACACAATAACGGGCTGGATCTGACCCCATGCCGGAATCATCTCCAGCGGCACCTCAACCCCGCTGGTTCTTTCGACCGCCTTATTGCTGACGCTGTACGACTTTGTATCCCGGTCGTAGTGGTAGTGCTCGATCCGGCAGTATTCCTTGCGGTTCATCACCTTGGTGTCCGCGATGCAGACAAACCCGATCACATCATCGCCGGTCATGTCGGTTTCGATGACTTGCGACTGCGGAACAAACGAGACGTATACGCTGTCGCCGACTATGTACGGCAGAAGATAGACGCGCCCGGTCGCTATACCAAGCGGCATCCACTTGTACAGCTTCGACCACATGGAGCGCAGGACTGCGCCAATCTCCTCGTCCTCGCATTCCACGGTTGACCCGTTTGCGGCGTAGTTGGTAAGCCGGACGGCAAATATCTCGGCGAAATTGATCTTGTCGGTCACCATGTATTGGCGCGCCCACGTCTCCTCAACCCTCTGCTGCATCAAGGTCTCGGTCGCCTTGTTCTTCCGCCCGAATACACTGAGTGCCTTCTCCAGTGCGGCGCGGAAGTTAACCGCAAGCCATCCCGGTTCAAAAGTTATACTCACGGTATGTCCCCCTTTGCGTATATTCACGCCGTCAGCGCGCGGATCCGGTGCTCCCAGGAATACTCGAAGGCGTCAAGCGGGCAAATATTGGTCACGCCTGGTATGTCAAGCCGAGTATCGCTTTTGGATTTATCGTCCCAAACCGCCTCGCGGAGCGCCTTGCACAGTGACGCGTTTTCGCCGCGCACGATGTGAATGCGCCGCCCGGTCAGAAGTCGATCGGTAGCGCGTA